CTGTTGTATAGTTTTGTCCAGCATTCTCTACAACTATGTTAAGAAGTTCACCATCAGAATAAAATTGTGCTCTCAATGCGTTAACGATAGGCATGTAGACGTCAGTCAAGAATTTATTACGCAAAGCAATTGGAATACTATACAAGTATTTCCACATATATCCGTCTGGCATAATAACTGGATCTACAACAGTACCGATTGGTTTGTATGTAGAAACTGCATTGTTGTTATTGTCTAGACACTTGTAGACGTTAAATTCATCTGTTAGAACATAACAGTTGGTTTCTTCTAATTTTTGAACACCAGAGTATGCTTTACAAATAACACCTGTTGCTGCAGCACCTTCACCACCACCACCTAAAATTGTAACTGTTGGAGCAGAAGTATATCCTCTACCACGAGATGTTAAAGTTATTCCTGTAACAAATCCGTCTGTTAATTCAGCTACTGCCGCAGCACCACTACCACCACCACCACTAATAACTACAGTTGGTGTGTCTGAATAACCATAACCACCAGAGATTAAATTAATACCCTGAAGTTCATCACTATACTGATCGTCATACATATCATATACAGTGCCTGATGCCCAGTCTCTGCGTGGAATAACGAAAGCCACGTCAGTAGACTTAATTTCCTTCATTGTAATTATTTCGCTGCGTGTTTGCAACTCATAGTCAAAACTATCAATAGGCAGCGGAGGTGTGTCCGAATCTGCCCAAGAAAGAGTTTTTCCTAAGAAATAATAGTATCGTGATGTACGATTCTGAAGTTCATTATACAACCCCTCAGCGATAGAGTTGTGTAATGGCGATTTCAGTAGTGATGCCATTTAGTTTTCCAATTTTAGGATACAGTAACTTTCCAAGTGATGGCGATAGAGTCACCAGCTGCCTTACTTACAACAGGGAATGTTGTACGACACATCATAGTACCACCAGAACCACCAGCTGAAGCTGGATTAAAAATACCTGCCTCAGTGATAGAACCAGTACCTGTACCAGCTGGGAAAGTTGCAGTAGCAGTAACTTCGTTACCAGAAGTACCACCAGAAGAGAAAGAAGAAGTTGCTACACGACCAGCTTCAGATCCCAAAGCTGTTTGAGTCGCTGCTGGAGTTGTAGTACCAACACCAATCGCCATCGTGTTCATAATCTGTGTAGTACCAGCAGTCATACGCTGAGCGATGTATGCCTTACCAACAGTCATAACGAGATTCTTTACGCTGCGAGTGTCTTTAATTCTTCCTTGTTCGTCAGTAACAACGATGTCTACTTGACCAGTTGCTTTAATGTCATGTTCATTAATATTCATAAAAATCTCCTATTGAGTAATTTGTTAAACGCCAGCACCTGTAAAGGTCTGGTATCCGTATCCTTGACCTGCTGCATATGGAACACCTACATATAATCCGTCATCGTGTAAGAAATAATCTCCTGCAGCATATGGATTAAGGTCTAAGACGCCAGCTTCGCCACTAGTTGGTAGTGAAACGCTGTTGTCTCCTGCGTAAGTAGCGGTTCCAACAATATAGTACTGACTATTTAGGGTCGTTGTTACGGAAATTGCTGGTACTGTTCTATTTAGGTCAGTAGCACTTGTCGCATCAGTATCTACGAGAGTAGCAGTTTCTGTATCTGTTGTAGTTCCATCATTAATAAAGTGTCCAGCACTTAGAACCTTATCACTATTAATTATTGAAAGACCAGTTCTGGTTCCAACTGCCATTGGATACGTATCTTCTGTGATAGTAGTTGTATTATCATCTAATACGTTATCATAGTTAAATGTTGTATTATAGAGTAACTTTGAAACATCTAAAACTGGAAGAGTTCTGCCCAGATCAGAAGTATATCCTGTTTCAGTAATTGTGACCGATTCATCATCAGTCGTAGTTCCATCATTAATAAAGTGACCAGCGCTCAAACCCTTAGAGAAATTGAATATCTCTGCACCTAAACGAGTGCTACTATCCGCATATGTAGATGTTAGCTCGCTCGGTGTTACATCTTGAGATTCTGCAACTCCACTATAATTTAATGTGGTGCTATCAAGAGGTTTAGTTATATTAAGATATGGGAGTGTTCTAGTTAAACTATCTGTATAACCAACTTCTGTTATTGTTACAGAGTGACCATCTGCGAAATTATCGTAGTTTAATGTGGTCTCTTCAATTGGTTTAGTGTAATCTAAGTATGGAACAGTTCTTGTGAATAGTTCACCTTGTTCGTCTTTAGTTATAAATGAATCATTCACAGTTACGTTTAGAATCTTCAACATAGACTCTAAAGTAACTCCGATGTCAAATTCGTTACGAATATCATATTCGCCGAAAATAGCCATACCTGCAGGGTGAACCAAGTTCTTAACTGCAGTTTTGTAAGTATCTAACGCTTCGTCAATCTTAATAACATAAGAATATGCCTGATAGTAACGACTATCTTGGATATAAATCGCATCATCTAAGAAGCCATCGTTATTAACGTAATATCCTGGATACTTCGCCAATGGACCAAGAGTAACTTTAAGAATTGCTGGTTCAGTTAGAGAAACTTGAGAGTCTACAGAACTAATACCGAATTCACGAACAACCTGACCAGCATATGTACCATCGATAGCTGGACCAGCTGCATAGCTAGGGTCTGTGGTTGCTGGTATGTTATAGTCCGCAACGCTGAATGTACCAGTTTCAGCGAAACCATCCATACCTTCGGTGATGGTCAAATTAGTTACAGTGTTTATGCCAACAATAGTATCGACACGACTAATAACTGTTCCTGCAGTACCCGCCACATCCTGTCCGCTAGTGGCAGAAATCGTGGTTGTAAAGTCAGTGGTGTATCCAATACCGTACTTAATGAATACACCTGAAGCAATACCACCTGTTGGGGTAACGCTTGAAACCTTTAGAATAGATCCATAACCATCAAAGTTTCTAATGTTATAAAGGTCACCAACCTTAAATCCAGTTCCTGCCTGCTGAATGACAACATTCTGCGTAGTTGTTAAAATCTGTCCGTTGAAGTAAATGCCATTCGCATCATCACGATAACGCAATCTGTCGCCAACAGAAATGTTACCGAAGAAACGACGATCGATGAAGAATTCGTAAACTGTATCAGAAACTCGAACAGCACGATCGACTTCAACCTCAACATACTGGCGACGATCAACTAGAACACGAATGATTTTAGTAGAAGTTACAACGTCTACTAATTTACCAATAATATCGTTGGGATTACCTTGAAGGATTTTAACGAATACAGATACGTCTTGATTCCACTTACCATCAGATGCACGCAACATCTGCTTTGATGGATAATCAAGTGTAACTTCTTTGTTGAATAAAATTCTGAAAAGAAGTTTAAAAGAATTCTCAGATCCCTTCGCACGATAGTGATCTTTAATGTGCGCTAGAAGGAATCTCTCATTAATTGTAGAATAAGGAAGTTTGGCAGCAAGTTCGTCTTTAAAATAAGTGATAAAACTATCTAATGTTTTATCTAAATCACGTGCAGTATTTAAGTTTACCTGAGTGCTTTCTACAAATTCGTAATATGCTTCGAGGAATTGTACGAATGTTTCGTACTCTTCTCTTACGAATTCTGGTAGCTGAGACTGGATCAGCGTTTTTAACTGCGGTTTAGTGATTGCCATTTTATTAACTAATTACGAACGACTTGAAGTAAACTGATAGTTATAACCACCACGTAGGTCACCAGAAGCAGTTTTATCTGCGATAGCTGTTACATATAAGTGATCAGTTGCAATTTCTGCGATCTGTGTTAATGCTGATACTACGTCATTAGATAGTGGACGAATTGAAATTTCTAAGTCAATATCTGCCAATGCAACAATATTTAGATTGCGTATATCGATGTATCCTCTACCGTAGTCAATAGTTCCAATTTGATTGTCTTCGATAATCTTGATACCATTATCACCATATCTCCACAAACGAACATACTGTACACCATCATCATCAAGATAGTGAATTTGATCTGAACCAGCGATATAGAATCCAGTGCTGCTAAATGAGTTTTCTGGCAGACCAGTACTCAAAATAGGGTTAATCATATTAAGGATATATTGAGCACTTACGTTGTATCTTGGAGAAAGTTTTCTACGCAGTAATACTGTTGTGATGTTATTAACAATAGCTGGATCTGTCTCATCAATAAGTTTAGTCAACTTAGAGTAGCGGAATACGCCATCAAATACTTGAAGATCCGTGTTATTGTATTGCATAATTGTAGATCTAACAGCGCTGGCTATATCAGTTGATGATTTTGTTGTAGCCTGTTCATTATAATAAACAGCAACATGAAGTGCAATGTTGATATATTCTGGATCAACAATTTCTGGGATAACAGAAACTACTCCACGTTTACCAAGAACTGTGCTTATAATATTTGCTTTTTGAACAGTTGTCAGTTTACTTGCATTTCTAGGTTTAACACAAATAAATGTTTTACCATATACTGGTGGATCATTATCTTCGCCACCCCAAACTGTTACAGATTGCGCTTCTGGAACCGCAGAATAAATCAATGCCTTATAGTCATCTGGAGTAACTGCACGATTTTGTGCAGAGTATGCTCTTGGTGCATTGAATCTGATACTTTCTGTACTTTCACGATCTGCTCCATTATTGGCAGGATCAGTTGTTGTGATAGAAACAGTGGCACCACTAATCAAGGTAGAACCATTATAAGTGAATACTCGTGCACCATTAGGTGCATCTAAACTTGAAACAAAATAATCTAAATGGATCACGTTACCTTCAGACAGTGCTCTACCTAAGTTATCATCACCAAAAGTTATTTCGTAAAGACCATCATCAATTTCTTTAGTCCAATATGCATTAGTATCACTTTGGATATCAACAATCTCACCAGCCTTCGCCCATGTTTCATATACGTTTGATGTGGCATTCTCTTGAACTCTAACCTTCAATGTATCGAGGTCAACCCCCACGTTAGGAATTATGTAGCGTGTTCCAGCAGAAACATTATATTGATATGAAAGAGGTACACCTTCCATTAATTGAACATCACTAAATGTATAAGTGTTGGCGACTCTGTTTACAGTTATTGCACCTTCTGTGTAAAAGGTATATGTTTTTCCATTTATACTTGTAGTGAATGAACTATACGCTGGTAGTGTTAAGTTTGATGGAGAAGATGTTCCACCAGAAACTACTATAGTGACTGTAGCTTTTGCACAGGTAGCCGATCTTGGAGTATATCCAAGCATTTTAGAGATAGATACAACGCTGTTTCTTTTTCTTGCAGAGTCCAAAAACATCTCATTAATCGCCATATTGTTATAAAGCGCATTATAGTGAGTGTTGTATGCGAGAACGTCTAAAAGAACTGACATAGCAGAACCTTCAAAATCGTAATCTTGAAATTCTGTCTGACCCTTTAGGAAGTTTTTTAGATTACCTTTGATACCATCAAAGTCTAATTCTGTTACATTAATTCTTTTATTTGCCATTTTATCGTGTTCTCTCTAGCGTTAGATCAAGAGTTAGTGGTCTTGTTGTATTGATAATTCTGAACTCAATAGAAATTCCTACTGTATAAGAATCTTCATCAACTCTAACTGCTACATTAGTTAGTTCTACTCTAGGTTCAAAACTATTGATAGTGTTAATAACTGCTTGTTTTAATGAGGCTGCAAGAAGTGGAGTCGCTGGTTCAAATAACATGCGTCTTATAGGACTACCAATTTCGCTATGAAATGGGCGTTCGAAGTTAGATGTCAGAATAAGATTCTTCAATGCAGTCTTGATTGCATTCTCATCGTAACGACGTGTTAGATCCTTCGTCACTGGGTGAGCAGTGAAGTTAAAGTCTAGATCTGAAAAGATTCTTGTATTTCTTGCCATATTCTTTATTTAGGTTACTCTACGTTCGTTTTTGCAGATCCTTGATTTACCTTATCTCCATCAGCTATGGAATCACCAACTCTAGCTGCAGCCTTACCTTCAAAGAAAGTCTTTGACGCACCAGAGGTTATCTCACGCTGACTGGTTTGGTGTGTAGTATTTCCAACTGTATGGGCATCAAATTGATCTCCAACGACACCAATTAATCCCTCTGCTACATAACTTTTGGTGCAATTATTTTTGGTATTCAGACCAGTGGCAGCACCACCATCTGTACCTGCACTTAGAGCACCTTTATACGTTAACGCACTCATTGTGGTTTATTCTTCGGAGGAACAGGTGCTTGGAGTAAAACGAAACCAGAAGGAATTCCCTTGGAATCACGCTTGTATACTGCATCATTCAACATAGTAAACGCCATTTTACGATTCCCTTCTGGCTTATATCCAGTGTGAATCCATACTGTAGATGGGTTTCTATATTCTAAAATAATTTGGTCGTACTTCAC